AGGTGAATATCATCATAGGTATGACAAATGGCATGGCGCAGGCAAGCACAGCATTGCTCTATACAAAGGTGCTAAATTCTTACCAGAGTTAGGTATCACAAAACATCCACAATGTTTTAGTGGCATGGACGAACTCAAGACAGATGAGTTCCTACCTATCAATGCCTATCGTGCTTTCTACAAAGCAGACAAGCTGAAGTTTGCCCGATACAACAAAGGTAGAAGTATGCCAGAGTGGTTGGCAGCATGACTACGGTATATACCCTAGCAGATAAATATTATTTGTCCCACGATTTCAAGAACTTACGTGATGAAACTAAAGCACAATATAAATATTTTATGGGTGTGTTTCTATCGACAGAGATAGATGGTAAATGCATAGGTGACATGCGTTATGCGAAAGTGACAACTAAACGTGCAAAACTTTGCTACGATATATGGTGTGACAGGGGAATATCTTTTGCCAATCACATTATGGGTGTCGCACGAATACTATTTAACTTTGCATTACGCATGGAACATACCACACTAAATCCATTCTCTAGTGTGCGTAGGAGAGCCACTGACAGGCGCAAGACTGTCTGGAGTAGAGAACATGTCAAAAGTTTTTTGGACGTAGCCTACAGCGATTTTAAGACACGTAACATAGGACTCATTGCACACATGGCATACGCTTGGTGTCAGAGATTAGGTGACATGCGGTTGCTCACATGGGACAGTATAAATTTTGAAACTGCTCGTGTACAAATAGAGCAATCCAAGCGCAGAGCCGATGTTGAGCTACCTATTGATGAAGATTTACTGGACATGCTGAAGCAACAAGAGAAAGATTTTGGTTTCCAGAAGTATATTGCGCCTAGACCACAGCCGATTGATGGAGAGTTTAGACCATATACAATATATAAATTGCCTAAGTACGCAAAAAAGATTATGACTGTTGCAGAATTGCCACAGGAGCTACGCTTATCGGACTTAAGACGTACAGGCACTACAGAAATGGTGGATGCAGGTGTGGGAATAGCACAGATAATGTCTGTAACAGGACATGCTAACCCACAATCTGTAAAGCCATACATGAAAAATACGTACATGAGTGCAAATAATGCATTGACAACTAGAAAAATGCACAGTACACTCACTTACAAGTGCCACACAGGAAAGTGATTATGTATACTAATAATGTATTAAACAATATAAGTGATGATATTCCAAATGGAACTACAAAAAGGATTGACTGTCCTAATTGCGGTGGTCGTAACACGTTTACAATCACCAATAATATGGGTTCTCTTGTGTGGAATTGTTACAAGGCTTCTTGTAATCTCAAAGGTGGGACTCGTGTTCACCTATCCATTGATGACATTCGTAATGGATTTGCAGGAGCAGATAAGTACGCAGAAGATTTTGTGATGCCAGAATACGTTGTGCCTTATAAAGGTCAGCGTGAACTCACTCGATTCACTGCTGAGTATGCGATTGATGAGTGGGAATTATATTACGATGTGAAAGACAATCGTGCAGTATTTCCCATTCGACATGATGGTGTTATAGTAGATGCCACAGGTCGCTCTCTCAGTAAGCGTCTTCCTAAATGGAAGAAATATGGAAAGAGTGGGTTGCCTTTTACCGCAGGTTGTGGTAAGGTGGCTGTTGTTGTTGAGGACTGTGTGAGTGCTACTGTTGTTGGTTACAGTTCCTTTGTTGGGGTTGCGCTTCTTGGTACATCTCTACAGGAATCGCATAAAGGATTTCTTTCACAGTTCTCGACAGCAGTTATTGCATTAGACCCCGATGCATTACCAAAGACTTTGCAGATGGCAAAGGAGCTACGTGGGCATGTACCCGATGTGCGTGTCTTAAAATTAAACAACGATTTGAAATATCGTAACCCCAAAGATATGGAGAAACTAAATGGAATTATCATTAATTAGAAGTCTGATGGACAGGTCATTCTATGATGACCACAGGGGGGCTAAGTGTCCCGACAAACTATTCAGCAAAGATGTTCGCAAGATTAAGCAAGCTATCGACAGTGCCATGACTAAGTACGAGCGTACTGTTACACCCGATGAGATAGAAGCATTGTTCTTGTCAAACAATCCAACTATGACTACCGCACAGAAGCAAGCCTACTCTGCTCTGTTCTTCAAGATAAAGAAAGAAGCACCTATGGGTAGTGATGTAGCTAACGAAGTGCTGTCTAAATTATTTCAGCAGGTTATTGGAGAAGAGATAGCTAACTTAGGATTTGATTATGTCAATGGTGATATGTCAAGTCTAGAGCCGTTACGTATTATGCTAGAGCAGTATGGTGATGACTTCATTCCCAACTTGAATGTCGAGTGGGATGACATTGAGATAGAGACATTACTTGCACGAGCCGACTTGGAAGCACGATGGACTTTCAATGTACCTACACTTACGCGTAAGGTCGAAGGTGTTAACTCAGGACACCTGATAGAGATAGGTGCTAGACCCAATACTGGTAAGACATCTTTCCATGCAAGTTTGATTGCATCACCGCAAGGATTTGCACATCAGGGTGCGAACTGCATTGTGCTATGTAACGAAGAAGGATATCATCGTGTCGGTGCTAGATACCTAACGGCTGCCACTGGCATGACCATGAAAGAAATAAAAGATAATCCTACCAAAGCTCGTGACTTGTATGCGCCTGTCAAAGAACGTATCAAGATAAAAGATGCGACAGGTCGTGACATGGCATGGGTTGAGAGCATATGCAAGACATATAAGCCTGACATTGTACTACTCGATATGGGTGACAAGTTTGCTAAGACAGCAGGATTTGCTAGAACAGACGAAGCGTTGAAAGCAAATGCAGTACACGCACGTATGATTGCCAAACAGCATGAGTGTGCTATATTTTACATGTCACAGCTTTCAGCAGATGCGGAAGGTAAGGTATTACTGAATCAATCCATGATGGAAGGCTCGCGTACAGGTAAGGCAGCCGAAGCTGACCTTATGATATTGATAGCCAAGAACCCACCTGTCGATGGTCAGGAAGAAGAAGATACACAGCGACACCTTAATGTTGTAAAAAATAAATTGACAGGATGGCATGGTGTGGTACACTGCGAACTTGATTACAAAACTGCAAGGTATTTATCATGAAGATAGTTGTTGATGTAGAGAACACAGTTACTAACAGAGATGGCAAGTTACATCTTGACCCATTTGAGTCCACTAATACACTCGTTATGGTGGGTATACTGACTGACACTGGTGAAGAGTATCACATTACTTTTGACCATGCAGATAAAGAAGCTACAGAGAATGGTCATAAGATTGTACAAGACTTGCTTGATAAAGCAGGTGCTGTCATATGTCACAACTCTGCATATGATTTGATGTGGTTATGGGAGTCGGGATTCAAGTATGATGGTGCTGTGTTTGATACTATGCTTGCTGAGTATGTGTTACAACGTGGTATTAAACAGCCACTATCTCTTGAAGCATGTGCGGAGAGATATGAATTAGATACAAAGAAACAAGACACCTTAAAAGAATATTTCAAAAAGGGTTTGACTACACGCGAGATACCACACGAAGAGTTGGTATCCTACTTATCTGCGGACTTACATGCTACACAACAGCTTGCACACAAGCTGACACTTAAACTAAATAGTAATGACTCATCTCTAATGGATACAGTTGTGTTGACTAATCAATTAGCCGTGGGACTGGCTAAGATATATTGTAGGGGATTTAAGGTTGACTCTTCAGCTTTGGAAGAAGTTCGTTCTGAGTATCAGTCAGAGCAAGGGTCACTCGTAAAGAGTTTAGAAGCGCAGGTTAGAGAAGTTATGGGCGATACACCAGTAAACCTAAATAGTCCCGAACAATTATCGTGGGTTATTTATGGTAGAAAAGTTAAAGACAAAACGGATTGGGTTACAGCCATTGACCCATACATGACAGGCTCGGATTTTAAACAAGCTCTCTCACGACATACAGAGAGATTATACAGAACCGAATCAAAGCAATGCTCTACGTGCAACGGCTATGGCAGGATTCGTAAGACTAAGAAAGATGGCACACCCTTTGCTAAAGAGACACGATGTGTTGATTGTGATGCCAAGGGATATTTATATATACCTACAGAGAAACGTGCAGGATTTTGTTTTGTGCCACCATCACCAAAGTGGGCATCAGCTAACGGCTTTACAACAAACAAGATGAATTTACAAATGCTTGAGAGTACAGCTAAGAACAAAGGCATGGAAGAAGCAGAGCGTTTTTTACGTAATGTGCGTAGGCTGTCTGCTGTGGAAACGTACCTATCTTCTTTTATTGATGGTATATACACACATGTAAAAGCAGATGACAGACTGCACGTTAGATTACTACAGCATCGTACATCTACAGGTAGGCTATCTGGTGCAGACCCAAACATGCAGAACATGCCCAGAGGTGGTACATTTCCTGTGAAGAAAGTTTTTATATCTCGTTGGAACAGCCCTGAGTTTGGTATGAAAGGGTATATACTTGAAGCTGACTTTGCACAGCTAGAGTTTAGAGCTGCAGCATTTTTGTCACAGGACAAGGTTGCTATGGAAGAAGTATCTACAGGCTTTGATGTTCATGCCTACACTGCTAAGATTATATCCGATGCAGGACAACCTACTTCTAGACAAGAAGCAAAGGCACACACGTTTGCACCGCTGTATGGTGCAAGCGGATTTGGTAGAACAAAAGCTGAAGCTAGTTACTACGAACATTTTATACAAAAGTATAAAGGCATATCCAATTGGCATAAGACTTTGGCTAGAGATGCCTTAGATAAACAAAAGATTGCTACACCATCTGGTAGAGAGTTTTCTTTCCCCGATGTGCAACGTAATAGGAGTGGCAGAATAAGTCACTTTACACAGATAAAGAATTATCCTGTGCAGTCGTTTGCTACAGCAGACATAGTGCCACTGGCACTGCTACACATTGATAATCTTTTAGAGCCGATGCGGTCTTGTATAGTCAATACAGTAC